ACATTTGAACTTTTACTATTCATATAATATGATTTTAAAGTTTATATAATATACTTAATATAAAGTTATTTACATATTATTTACATATAATTAAATAATGAAGGGTTTTATTAATTATACTAATACCGATTTAACTAATAAATCTTTTTTGGAACTAATTCAGAACCAATTTAAATCACAACAATCTCACATATCTCAACACCTATTAAGTTATATAAAAATATACTCATCAGAAGGATTATTTAAAATTAATAAAACAAAATGTGAAAAAATAATTATGAATGAACCAAAAATAAACTTATCCAATAATTTAGATTTAGCTCAATTTATTCACATTGATACAACTAATTTTACTGATATCCCAACAGCATTTATTCCAACACCACATTTTAGTGTTCAAATAATAGAATTTACTCTTTTTTTTAAATATATGGGTATTAAATCAACAGAGTTAATTGTTGAAGTACAAATTCCCTTAACACAATCTCAACCAATTAAATATAACTATAAAAAAATATTAGATATTGATTCAACCAAGTTAAATTATAACATCTATTTTCGTTCAACATCAAATAATATCACAATTGATATATTTAAAGTAGATATTAATAATATAATCTCATATTTAACAACATGATTGGATTTATTATACTAACTTCAACACTATCATTATTAATAATAATATTAATTCATACGATGTTTAATTATTTTGTAAATGTATTTACAAATGAATCTGTAAAAGACCCAATTCATATTTCATCAATACAAGAAACATTTATGACAAATATTAATAAAGACATTCCGGCACATGCAAATACAACGAACAATAATTTAATAATTAATCCGTCTGAGTATATTGAGGTGGTTTAAATAATAAAATATTATATTTTGTTATTAAATAAAAAAATGATTATTAATTATACTTAGTATTATTTAATTAATAATTAATTTAAATTAATATAATGAAGTTATTTGCAATAATTAGCACTACTAATAATAATTTATGTATATTAAAAATTCAAATAAAAACTAAAACAAGTGAGTTTGAATTATTATTTCCCGAACTTTCGATTGATACATTATTGTCCGTATTAAAACGTATTAATAATAAGCCAGAGGTTTCAACTATTTATTATTTAGACCCAACGTTAGACTGTGGATTTGATTATAATTTACATAGTAAAAGAACAACTATATTTGTAAATAATGCATACTCAAGAGTTATTGTAAAACATAAAAAAATTAAAAAACTTTTAAGATTAATATACAATTACAAACAATTACAAACAACTATAGCTATGTTAATTTAATCCATTCATCATTTGCACTTGTGTATAAAAATTCAACTTTTGAACCCTTATTTATTTTTTTTTCAATCAACGTACTATTATATAAAATATTTAATACATGTTCATTAGTTATTCCAAATAATTTTGAATATTGCGTTTGAGGTGTATTTTTTTCAAAACTTAAAAATTCATTATTTATAAATGTAGTATATTTATTAAGTGGACTTATAACACTTGCGTCATTGATTAATTCTTCAGGGTCTGGGTCAGGGTCAGGGTCTGGGTCTGGGTCAGGGGCAGGTCCAATAACAATCCAATTTTCCGTGTTTCCATCTAATAAATTTCTTATAGGAGGTGTTTTTTGTTCGTCGTTCGTATAAACATATTTTACAAGTGTCGGAACTTCATCAATTGTATATGTCATATGAACTTCTTCAATATTGGGACAATTAGTAAAGGCATTTTCGTCGGTTACATACTGAAGTGTACTGGGGAGTTCAATAATTCCAGTGAGTCCGGTATTAGCAAAAGCAGTTCCGTCAATTATTATAAGTGGTAAATCCATAAATGGAAATGACGTTAAAGAAGTACAATACTCAAATGAATTATTTATTGTTGACGTTGTTGGTATTCCCGAAAACACAACTTCTTGAAGTAATGAACAATAAGTACAAATGCGTGGAAGTGGTTCAATAGGTGGTATTGTAATTTTAGTAATTGCACAATTATTGAATGCGTCTCCACCAATTGAACTAACTGAACTTGGGAGTTCAATATGACCAGTTAATGATGAACAGTAAAAAAAAGCATTTTCACCAATAGTTTCAAGTACTGATGAAATATTAACATTTGTTAAATTTGAACAATTATTAAATGCATTATTTTCTATAGTAACAATAGATGTCAGCGTTATATTAACTAATTCACTACAATTGTTAAATGCATTAGTTCCAATTGTTGTTGTATTAATATGAGTAGTAATAGTACCATTTTCTGGAAATGTTAATACATCAAATCCAATAATTTTTAAATAACTATCTGTTTCATATATAAGACCGTTTACTATTGGGTTTACATTCTGACCCGTACTAACAACAACCCAATTTGCCGTGTTTCCATCCAATACATTTATTATAGGAGGTGTTTTTTGTTCGTTGTTCGTATAAACATATTTTATAAGTGTTGGGACTTCGTTAAGTAAATATGTTATACGAGCTTCTGTTATATTGGGACAATTTGCAAAGGCGCTTCCGTCAGTTATAGACTGAAGAGTGCTTGGAAATTCAACAATACCGGTTAATCCTGTTTCATTAAAAGCACTTCCATTAATTGTAACAAGTGGTAGGTCCATAAAAGGGAATGATGTAAGAGACCCACAATAAGAAAAAGCGTCATTAATTGTATGAAGTGATGAGTTATTATCAATAATAACAGTTGATAAACTTGAACAGGTTATAAATGTGTAATTTAATTCAGTAATTGCAGAAGGAATATTTACTTGAGTTATGTTACTACAATCAATAAATGCGTCTCTACCTAAGGTTGTTAAAGTATTTGGTAATACAATATTTCCACTTAAATTTGTACAATAAGCAAAAGCGCTTTCACCAATAGTGTCAAGTGCCGATGAAATAATAACACTTGTTAAATTTGAACAATTAATAAATGCATTATTTTCTATAGTAAAAATAGATGTTAATGTTATACTAATTAATTCACCACAATTCATAAATGCATTAGTTCCAATTGTTGTTGCATTAATATGAGTAGTAATAGTACCATTTTCTGGAAATGTTAATGTATCAAAACCAATAATTTTTAAATAACTGTCCGTTTCATATATAAGACCATTTAGTATTGGATTTACACTCTGACCTGTACTAACAACGATCCATTTTGATGTGTTTCCAGCTAATAAATTTATTATAGGGGGTGTTTTTTGTTCATCGTTTGTATAAACATATTTTACAAGCGTTGGGACTTCGTTAAGTAAATATGTCATACGAGCTTCTGTTATATTGGGGCAATTTGCAAAGGTGCTTCCGTCAGTTATAGACTGAAGAGTGCTTGGAAATTCAACAATACCGGTTAATCCTGTATCACTAAAAGCACTTCCATTAATTGTAACAAGTGGTAGGTCCATAAAAGGGAATGATGTAAGAGACCCACAATAAGAAAAAGCGTCATTAATTGTATGAAGTGATGAGTTATTATCAATAATAACTGTTAATAAATTTGAACAGTTGCTAAATGTGTAATTTAATTCAGTAATTGCAGATGGAATATTTACTTGGGTTATATTACTACATCCAGTAAATGCTTCTCTATCTAAGGTTGTTAAAGTGCTTGGTAATACAATATTTCCATTTAAATTTGTACAATTGGCAAAAGCACGTTCACCTATACTAATAACCGAATCGGGTATTGAAATACTAACAAGTAATGTACATCCTTCCAAATTATTAATATGAGCAACTGTATTGGGTAGTACGACATTTCCATTTAATGGAAATGTGTCTGTATCAAATCCAACAATAGTTATTTGTGAGGAGTCTTCATATACAATTCCAGAATTAGTATAAGATGTCATTCCAGTTTAATATAACTATTTAAAAAAATAAACACTTTTATAAATTTATAATTTATAAATGGTTAAAATACAGTAAAAAAGTGTCCTTCTAAAGGAATTAATAACAAAATAAAAAAACGTTTCAAATAATTATTATATATATTTGTTTGTTATATTTTTGTTTTTATATTTTGTTTTTTATATTTTGTTATTTTGTTTTTTATATTTTGTTTAAAATCCTAAGTCATATTCTTCATCATCCGATTCTAATGTTTTATCAATAATATTGGCAATATTATTTCGAATGGTAATTTTATCAATACTACATTTATCATTATCAATAGATTTGGATATATGGTCTGAATTATCACCACGCATAAACATTTCAACCTCATCTTCATATTTTTTAGGTGGTGTATATTCATTTTGAGCATTTAATGTTTCCATATGTTCCAAATCCAGTACAACTTGAAATGCATTAGTTCCAAACATTCCTTCTTGTCCACACATAACATTTGCTGATACGCCATTTAATGTATCTAACTCTCCAAATTTCCCAGCTCGCATAAACATTTCAGGAGTTTCTTCAAAAGACGCCTTAACAATTGGACCAATGTCATCATTATTTAACCCATTGCGAGAAATTGCCATCATCTTTGAACGGTATGTCATACGGTCTGCCAGTAAATTAAAATGATGATAATTTACATATGTATTGTCAAATTCAATTACTTCAATTAATTCGGTAATAATTGCGTTTCTTGCAGCTTCAATGCCAAGAACATTATAAATTTCCATAATATCATTGCTTGTGGTTCGTTCTTGATCAATAAAATCAAGAGCAAGGACCCCCAGTAAATTACTTCCAACTGTATCAAGTACCCATATATCTCGTTTTTCAAATCCTCCATTTTCCTCCACCATTGTATTTTTAATAGTTCTAACTCGAGCACTTGTAATTTTGGGTACACCGCGTAGTACTACATTTTGAAGAAGACTTTCTTGAATATTTTTAAGAATATATATTTGGTCAGCTTGGTCTAATGGAGCTGCATTAGACATGATATTACTTGATGGTGTTTCCAATATATTTGAAAGTCTAAGACGAAATACAAGTTCATCTGAATTAAAATCAGAGTAAATACAATCAAATTTATTATTGTATATTGTTTTGAGTGTAAATTGAACATCGTCCATAGTTATGTTTTTACTAAGCATTTCCTTTGCATTCATTACAATACGAATAATCCATTTTGATTTGGTATCAGTTGTTGATTTTTCTTCATCATTATCAGTATTTGTACTTGTACTTGCACATTCTTCCATCAATGATTCAAATTGTTTAAACTTTTTAATCATATCACTATCTTCTTGAATTCGTGTATTATTATCACGAGGGTCAAATACAATACTGACACTTTCCACAATTAAATTAAGTGGAGTATGTTCAAGCATATGCATTGTATTCAACGCAATATCTTTATCAGTTTCTTCAGATTTTTTCATATACACCGTCATAGATGGATTTTTAATAGCTGAAGTTAATTTAGTAATTTCTTCAAGTCGGGGGACACCGCGCGTAACATTTGATTTAGACGCAACACCTGCAAAGTGAAATGTATTCAATGTCATTTGAGTTGAAACTTCTCCTATACTCTGACCTGCAATAATTCCAACAGCTTCACCTGGTGCTACTAACGCGCGTTTGTACATAAGTATAACAGTTTCAAATAAAAGAGTAAGAGACGTTTTGGTCATTCGCCTATCTAATATAAGCACTTTAGGTGATAAGTAAAAATAATATAATGTTTTAAATAGCATATTGGGCTTTCCATAATGCATATTTTCAAGTATATTAATGTAATGTTCCATCATAGTAAAAACTTCCATAACAGTAACATCTGAACGAGTGCTATTTTTATCAATTCCACATTGTCCACAAATATTATCAATAATATATGAAAATGCAACTGGACAATGAACTTCTGAATTATTTGTATACCTAAATACATGTTTAATAAGTTCTCCCTTTTTTTCAATCATAAAATCAATATAGGTTTTAGTAATAGCCGTTAATTTTTTAGTTTGAGATTTTGTTCTTGTCATAGCTTCGGGGGTTAAAATATGTGTTAGAGTTTTTGTTCTTCCACCAGATGTTTTTGGTAGAGTATAATGAGCATATATTTCCTCAATTGACATATTAACAAGTGGAATTTGTTGACTTTCCATTTTAGTTGTATCAAAACAATCATTTCCGCAAATGTACTGGATAATATTTCCTGTATTAGTTCTAACTGTCATATCATATCCAACAACTAAATCTTCCATAGCTTTTATAAAACGTCGTTGGATATATCCTGTAACGGCTGTTTTAACAGCTGTATCAATTAAACCAGTACGCCCACCCATTGCATGAAAATATAATTCTTGAGGTGACAATCCATTTAAATAAGAATTTTCAACAAATCCACGAGCAACACCAGTATCTTCATACTTTGTATAATGGGGGAGTGTCCTACTATCAAATCCATAAGGAATTCGTTTCCCTTCAATATCTTGTTGCCCAAGACATGCAACCATAAATGTAATGTTAAGCGTTGACCCCTTTGAACCGGCGCGTTCCATTTCATAAAACCGATTTCCATCTGATAATCCATTTAATCCAACACGACCAGATTCCGAACGCGATTTATCCAAAATATTTTTAATACCAGTTTCAACAGCTGTTTGATTACTTAATCCAGTTGTATTCTTAAAAATTCCCAAATGAACCTTATCAATCAATTCAGATACTTCTGAATTTTTGGTATTAATAACATCAATAATTTTATTAGATGTCTTTTCAGTAATAATTAAATCACCAACACCTACACTAAATGATGCGGTTTTTAAGTAATCAGTCACAATATTTTGAATATTATCAATAAAATTGGATGCGGCCATATTTCCAAAATCATTACAAATTCGCTGAAGTATTCCTTTTGTTCGACCTCCAAGCGAACCTTTGTCTAATTGTCCTCGAACATATGTTCCATTTTTAATTTCAAGCACTTTATTTGATGTTGCATAATCATCTTTTTCAAAATCAAATTTTGATGTTTTTCTTTTAGTCGTCA